CGTTGTGCAAAACTGTGGCACTCGCACTTCGACCGGCACGAAGGCTTTTTACAGCCCCGAAATCGCCGCCGAAACCACGAATGAAAGTGGCGTTAACATTGGCCGCATCATCATCACGGGCCGCGGCGCAATGTACGAAAAGGGCCTCGATGAATCGCAACTCGTCACCGAAGCCGGCGTCACCGGCAAGATTGGTGAATTCGATGTGGTGAACAACGGTCTGTCGGTTATGACCGATCGAATTCGCCTCATTCTTCGCGCACCGCTCGACCGATTGCAACAAATCGTGAGCGCGGCTTGGAGCATCACGACGTCGTTCCCCATCCCGTCGGATGTCACGGCGCCCTCGGGCTCGCAACGCTTCAAGCGCGCGCAAGTCATCGAATTCGCCGGTTGAACGATTGTTGATTAGTGAGTTAACGCACGCGTAGGCCCGCGTGAGAAAGCACGTCATGAGCATTCGTAGAGCACCACAACACACGCGCACATATGCCGAGCCGAACACATCAGAAAATGTTTCGGCGGGCATGGGTGCACCAACGATGGTTGGTGGCTCCGAAGGGTTGCCTTCGGAGACCGCACACGACGTAACGCAATTGTCGCCTAACAACGGCGTCACGTTCGATGACACACCGCCACAACCCGTGAAGGCATACAGGGTTTTGAACGGTGGGAATGTTATGCTCGACGGCATGCGAACCGCGATACGTGTCGGGAAAATTGTCACTGAACTCACGCATCCGATTGACCTCTTGAAAAGCCAAGGCATTCGCCTTGAAGAGGTCACCGAGTAGCAATGGCGGTCACCGAAGAATCGAAGGTGAGGGCCCGTCACCATATGGGTTACCTCGGCGTGAACGAGGCTTCGACTTTTGTTCTCGGTGTGCCCGCCGCGGTGCAAACGCAATTCGTCATTGAGGGGGCACTCAATAGGCTGCTCCCACAATCAGAGCCGCTGTTTTACAAGCTTCTCGATCGCTTAGACGCGGTCGAATTGTTGATCGAAGAAAACACCGACGTGCTGATTGCCGAGAAGGTTGACGAGATTGGCATTGACCCCGAAGAGATGAAAAAAATGGTCAAGCGCTACCTCTACTGGCGCGCTGGTTTGGGCAACCTACTCGGTGCACCACCGAACCCGTTCGACATGCGATTTGACGGCATGACTTCCGGCGGTGGTAGCGGGCCAATGCCACTTAATATTTCGGTGAATCATGGTTGAATTGGTCACAAGAAAAGCCACGCGTTTGAAGTTGTGCGTTGTCACGGCGGCAATCGTGTGCGCGGTGTTTTTCAGTTGCACACCGGGGCAAAAACAGGCCGCGAAAACTGCCGTTGATGCGGCGCAGGTTGCGTGTGTGATTTTGCGAAGCCAGGGCGGTGAAGTGTGTGCGGTAGCGGATGAACTAATTCCGTTTATGAAGGACATTCTAGCCGCGCGACATAAGGCTTCTGCTTCTGCTTCTGCTTCTGCTTCTGCTTCCTTCACGCCGCCCGCACGTGACGCAGGAAGGGACTAATCAGCAATGCCGCGCCCTAAGCCGATAACACCCGAGCAAGCGAGGCGGTCACCCGTCGCGCGGCTTGCGCGTGTTGCGGACAAGGTTAGGCAAGTCGCAACACGACTCGGTGCGCGGCCCTATCGATGCTTCTTGGTGTGGACGCGATTCTCTGGCGAAGTGCGCGGTGAGGGCGACGAAATCGACATAAAGCGAGTCGAGCTTTTGCCAACGCCAAAGGTCGAATCACTCGATGCAATTTCGCTGAACGCGGTAAGCGCCGGCATCGTTCCTGTCGGTGCAATCAAGCTCACGAAAGTGAGCGCCGACCGCTACACGTTCGACATGCTGAACGGGCGCTACATCCCACAACAACACGAGGACGAGTTGCCCGAGCCGTACGATTTTTATTACGAGCTTCACGAAGATGGCCGACTTGACCCTGATCCAACGCGTCAACGTTATCGGCTGTTGACGCCGCCGACGTTGAAGGGCGCGGGCACCGAGTGGGTGTTCTCGCTTGAGCGTGCGAGTGAAGAGCGCAATCGACAAGGGCAGAGTAGGTTCAACGCGACACGAAGGGGCCAAAGTGTCCCATGACGATGTCGTTCGATATTAAGCAGTTGCCCGCACTTGGCGCGCACGTCGGCAAAGCCCTTGATGATGCGGGCAAGCGCGCGCTCTTGTCGGCTTCGATTCGCATTGTTGGGCACATTCAAAACGAACTAATTCCCGCCGCCCAACCACAACCCGTCGACACGGGTATTTTTCGTAGCGCGTGGAAATCAATCGCGAGTGACCGCGGCGCCGACGTATTCAATGACGCACCGCATGCGCCGTTTATTGAGTACGGCGTCCGAGGCGAAAACATTCGCATCGGCAAGAAGATGATTGCGGCCCTCGCCGCGTGGGCTTCGCGCCACGGTATGGTGTCGACACACTCAACAAGCGCGGGCGGCAAGAAGCGAAAAAGAACGTCCACCGAGCGAGCCAACGAGGCAAATCAAGTCGCGTGGGCAATCGCGATTTCGATGCAAAAGCGCGGCATTTTCAACCGCGGCCAAGGCTTCCACTTTATCGATAAAGCGCAGTTGAAAGCCGAAGAATTTATTCGCGAAGAGCTTGTGAGAGAAATCTCTAGAATCGGTGGGGCGTAGCGATGCCGACCTTTTCAGCGCGCACGCGGAGCTTGTTAGTCGGCGCTCCATTTGGTGAGGTTTTCCCACCGAGGCCACAACCACCACCGAGCACGTTTGACGGTCGCGGTGCGGCGTTAGACATACTCGCGGATTACTTTTCAGAATTGACGTTTTACAGAACCGGCGCGTTTCCAAAAGACACACGGCCTTTCACCATCCCACGCTCAAGTATCTTCACCGAGGCGCCCGATGGGATGGAAGATTTCGACCTTCCGGCAATCGGTGTTAGGCCGGGCAAGGCTACATATGGCGCGTTGAATTTGAACCCCGCACCCGACGAGTCATCACGTGATGTGTTCGGCGTTGGGACGGTTCTGTGGGCACTCTCGACGTACACGGAAAATATTGTCATCGAGGCATGGGCGGCGAACAGGGCAGAACGGCGCGCACTTGCGATAGGCCTTGAAGAGGCGCTCACGCCGTTTGAGGTCATGTACGGCATTCGCTTCCGAATGCCGGATTACTTCAACGAGGTAGTGACGTTCTCGTTGGCAGACCGGACACATGATGAGTCTGACGCGGTACGAAATCGCCGCCGCGTGCTCTTCGGTGTAGAAATGACATATAACGTCGTTCGACTCGTAAACTACACTGCGCTCAATCCGTACATTGTTGTTGAGACACAAGACAACGGTTTCGACTTTGAAGAAATTGCTATCACAACCGATGGCGAATAGGAGTTCCACATGCCGATGTTTATTCGCCGATTTCTGACCGACCCTGGCAATGACGTTTTGCTCGAAATCGAGAGCGTCAACATTCTTGACCTCGAACCACCGTCGAGCATCACGGGCGTTGGCACCGGCACGGTTTGCATCGTCGGCGAGTTTGCCGATGGCCCCTTCAACACGCCCACCGACATCTCAAGTGCGACCGATTTGCAAAGCGAATTCGGTTCGGTTGGGTACACGTACAATGGCGTTAGTGGCAACAATCCGATGGCGCGCGCGCGCAACGCCGACGCCGCCGTGCTCGCTGAAAACTGGAACGGCAACGCGATGATTCAATTGTCCGGCAAAAAATTTAGTCGGCTTCAAGTTGTGCGCGCCGACAACAACGTTGGCTCTGTAAACTTCACACTTCTCGCGTCACTCATCGGCTCCGCGGCGTTTGCTTACGCGCTCGTTACGGGACAGTTTATTTCAATCTCGGTCAACGGTGCGGGGCCAACTAGCGCGACCTTTACGGGCGCCGTTGCAACCGTAGTTGGTGCCGCCGGTACGTTCGTGATGGCATCGGGCGACACTGTAGTTTTGGGGTATGACGCCGCAACAAATTTCACAACAACATTTCTCGTCACGGACAACACGGTCAACCTTGTTGTCGCGCGAATCAACCAGGCCGCGGGGTTCACCTTCGCGTCTGTGAACGCGGGTCAAATACAACTCACCGGGCGCCAAGGTGGCACCGGCGGGCAAGTGCGGGTTGTGTCTGGGTCTGCGGGTGTGATTGTCGTCCTCGGCTTGACCGTCGCGAACACCGCGGGCACTGGCAACGTTGCAAATATCGGCGCGGTTTCACCGACTGAAATTAAGACGATTGTCGAGGCGGCGGTTGCGGGCTCGCTTGTCGAAACACTCTCCGATGGTCGCCTTCGATTGGCCTCTACGAACAGCACGATTCGAGTGCACACAACCACCACGGCCGATGCACTCGGGTTCGCCGAGAGCGCGGTCGCAACCGCGGCCGTTGTGCCCACCACCGGGAGCATCCCCGCGGGCACGGTGGTCAAGCCTGCGGCGGGTGGCGCGACGGCGAAATTTACTACAATGCAAACAATCCAATTCACGCCCTCGGGCGTATTCATTGGTGGTTTGCAACAATCGGCCGCATCGGGCCCATGGGCCGTAAAAATTCGCCACGGCCTTGATGATGGTACGGGCATCGCTGCACTCGCGGGCACAATCAACACGGTCGAAACCGTCATTGCGACCGCGGCTTTCTCGGTGCTTAACACCTTGAACGCGAGCGCCGCATTGAGCGAAGCCGCGATTGACGTTGCGTACCAAACCGCGCTCGATTCGACGCTTGACCCAAATGCGGTAACCCGCGAATGCAACATTATTTACAGCGCGCGACAATCCAACTTAGTGCGCCGCGCACTTCGACAGAACGCACTTGACGCTTCTGCGAATGGGCTATTCGGTCGCGTTACAATCGTTCGCCCACCACTCGGCACAACGAAGACCGCCGCGAAGTCGACGGTTGCGGAGCCCGGTGTTGGTGCGACGCGAGACCAACGAGTTATCTACACGTGGCCAGGCGTGAGTACGTTCGTCCCAGTGATTGCACAACGTGGCAGCGCGGGTGGTGTGGGCTTCACCGCAACGGGCAACGTGGACGTTGGCGCCGATGGGTTCCTCGCGTCGGTGCTTAGTCAACTAGCGCCGGAAGAAAACCCAGGCCAACTAACCTCGTTCACCGGGGCGATCAACAGTTTCGATTCTCTCGCGGTTGCGCAGGGGTTGCTCACTGTCACCGATTACATCGCATTCAAGGCCGCGGGCATTTGCGCACTCCGCATGGACGATGGGACGGCAATTTTTCAAAGCGGCGTCACGAGTGTTGACCCGCTTATCACACCGTCACTCGTCAGAATTTCTCGGCGCCGAATGGCCGATTACATACAAGACACTCTTGCGCGACGTGCGAAAGGCTTCGGTAAAAAACTTTCTACCGCCGTTCGTCGCAAAGCACTCTCGGGAGAAATTCGCCAATTTTTGATTGGCCTTCTCGCGGCGAACAACCCCGGCACGCAACGAATTTCTGGGTTCACCGTCGACGATAAAACCGCGAACACGCCTGAGCTTCTTGCCGCGGGCATGTTCCGAATAATCGCCAATGTACGAACGCTCTCGTCTCTCGATTCTATCGTGATTGCAACAACGGTTGGCGAGAGTGTGCAAGTCGAAGAGTCACTCCCCGCGGCGGCGTAGTTACTCAACTAATGAGCAAAACATTCTGAGGAGTAATAACGATGTCTAATCAACGAATCCGCGGACAAGAAGTGACGGTCATCATGGTTCGTGATGGCGAGGTAGAGGACACCTTCAGCGACGTGCAAGGCTTCAACTTCGAGGCTGAGTTTGAGGTCAAAAGCCAAGGTTATCTCGGTGAAAAAACCAACCGCAAAGATGACATTTACAATGGGTGCAAATTCGACATCGAAATGCACCTTCACTCGCAACAGTACTTCACGTTTTTGAAGGCGCAGAAAGACCGCGCGAGCCGCACGACTCCCGATGTGCAATTCAACATTTCGGCGGTGCTCAACTTTCCGAATGGTGAATCACCAACGGTGCTCATCCCTGATTGCAGGTTTGGTGCATCGCCTGTCAACATCTCAAGCCGCGGTGATTACGTGAAAGTAAAAATCCAAGGCGAGGCCGACGATTTCTCCGTTACTCTCGGGTAACGGGCAAGCACGGCGCGACGCATCGAATGCACTTTTGAGAACTCCGTTATGCGGTATTAGGGTCCGGGCAAGCATACCCGGTCGCGCCTCCTACCCGCCGCATGACGGAGCGCTCACCAACCCAAATGCGAAAGGCGCTCGCATTCAATGACCAACAATTCACTAGGCAACCATCTCGTTGATGAAGACGAGTTAGACCCAAGATTTCCGGTGCCTGTTCAGAGCGGACCGCGAGACCTTGATCAACTAGTCGACACACTAAACCCAAAGCGGATGGGGGACGCGGAAGCATCGGCGGTTGAAAAACAAGCCGTGCTTGAAGCGTCCCGCGCGAGCGCTGAAAACAGCGCTTCGTCGCATGACGAACGCCCACCGGTACAAGACCCTGAATCGACAATCGTTGCCGCCGACCCGAACGTGATTCCGGATTGGGTTGTGCTCCCGCCCGACTTGAAAATACCACGCGGCAAGCAACTCTACTTTCTTCGGTTTCGCGCCGACTGGACGGAGAAGCCCGAGAAGGGGGAGCGGCAATGCATCCTTTGGAATCTCTCCGATTCTGACGAGAATATGGCGCTCAAACGCGCGATGGGTGATGGCAACCGAGCGTTCAAAGAACTCACGAAACAAATGATTCGCGCCGTTGACGGCAAGCGCGCTGACTGGTCACAAGGCTTCCACTCGAACATCGAAAAGTTTTGGCGTGAGGTTGGCTCGAAAGCCAGACAAGCAATCGTGAGTGTCTATCACAAGACGCACACTTTTGACGAAGTGGAGAGTGCTGATTTTTTTACGAATTGTTGGGCCGTTCGGACGGCCGCGGGTGGGTAGCAGAGCCATGGGAGACAATTGACCCGTACCACCTACAGGACTCGCTTCGCAAACTCACGG